GTTTCTATGATAAGAAAGGTTCTGGTTATATTAGAGATGGAAAGAAAGTTTATGACGAGTCATATAATCTGGATGAGAAGTGTTGGAAGGGTTATACTCAAAAAGGAATGAAGAAGAAGGGTGATAAAGTAGTTCCAAATTGTGTTCCTGTAGAACAGTATTCTGATTGGAGAAGTGAACTTGAAGAAGCGAACAAGAGTGGTGATAGTTCTTTGCGTGACTGGTTTACTAAGAGTCGCTCTTCTGATGGCACCCCTGGTTGGGTTCAACTGGGTGGTAAATACGCAGGAAAAGCCTGTGCAAAACAACCAGGACAAACTACAAAACCAAAGTGTGGTTCCAGCAAAATGAAGGCAAACCTCTCCGATAAGGAAGAGGAAAGAGCGTTCCGTCGTAAGAATCAGGAAGACCCAAATCCAGACAGAAAGGGTAAAGCAAAGAACGTTGCCACAGAAGAAAAAGATCATGAAGTTTCAATGGCACATAAACAATTGAATAAGACAATTGCAAATGCCAAACAACTTAAAAAAGATCTAGGCAAAAAAGAAAAAAATATACCAGCTTGGGTTCAAGCAAAGATTACTGATACTGATCACAATATGGATGCAGCTTCTGGTTATTTGGCAAAGGAAGCGGCTGGAGAAAAAGACGCCTGTTATTCCAAAGTAAAGTCTCGTTACTCCGTATGGCCTTCTGCATATGCATCTGGTGCTCTAGTCAAGTGTCGTAAAGTTGGTGCAAAGAACTGGGGCAACAAAACCAAAAAAGAAAGTTATGAGTTCTCTAACTGGAGAGATGAATTCAAAGCAACCGAGTACGAGACTATTGATATCGTAAAACCAGAACCCATGAAAGGTCTTTCAGAAGGTCCAAGTTTTGAGATTGGTGGAGGTCATAAAAAGGCACAGAAGATGGGAAAAATCCGTAACCTATCTAAAGGTGCCACTGGTGGAGAAAAAGATGCGGCCAAAGCTGCATTGAAGAGACTTGGTGGAGGCATTTCACTCCCACTAGCAGACTCAATCATTCATCCGGGAGAATTGAAAACAGAAGATTATCAGAAGTTACAATCAACTGGTAATGTTTTCAGTATAATGTTGATGTGGAGAGGAAAAACTTACCGTCTACAACTATTCTTCTCGGGTCCAAAGAGACCATCAAGAGAAGAAGTTAAGGCAGAGATTCAAAAGTTCTATCCAGGTGGAGTCTTGACTCACTATTATCCAAGTCCATCCGATCCATCCCAACCAATTGTAGTTATTCAAAGGTAATTAAAATGAACCCTTCCGAAATTGAACTTTCTGATATCAATAAAATGTTAGTCTATGAACAACAAGCAAGGGACATAGATAAGTTAGATAGAGAGGAAGCAATTAATTTTGCAAAAGCCTATCTAAAATTATATCTCAAACAACAAGAGGTAGTTGCAGATTTAGCTAGAATGTGATTTTATGAGTGATCAGATATATCTTGGTAATCCCAATCTAAAAAAAGCGAACGTACCAGTTCAATTTACACAGGAACAAGTACTTGAGTTTATCAAGTGTAAACAGGATCCAGTATACTTTGCACGTAACTATATCAAGATTGTATCTCTTGACTATGGTGAAGTTCCTTTTGATATGTATGCATTTCAAGAGAAATTGATTAAAAATTTCCACGAAAATAGATTCAACATTTGTAGAATGCCTCGTCAGACAGGTAAATCTACAACTTGTGTTTCCTACCTCTTGCATTATGCAGTATTTAATGATAATGTAAACATTGCGATCCTTGCAAACAAGGCATCAACAGCAAGAGACCTTCTCGGAAGGTTACAATTTGCATATGAGAAACTGCCAAAATGGATGCAACAGGGTATCGTATCTTGGAACAAAGGTAGTTTAGAACTGGAAAATGGATCAAAAATTATCGCCGCGTCTACTTCTGCATCTGCTGTCCGTGGTGGCTCCTATAATGTCATCTTTCTGGACGAGTTCGCATTCATCCCGAATCACATTGCTGACGACTTCTTTGCCTCTGTTTATCCTACTATCTCGTCAGGTAAGTCTACAAAAGTCCTGATCGTTTCTACCCCCAAGGGTATGAATCACTTCTACCGCATGTGGCATGATGCGGAGAGGGGAAAGAATGAATATATTCCAACTGATGTTCACTGGTCTGAAGTTCCTGGTAGAGATCAGAAGTGGAAAGAACAAACCATCAAGAATACCTCAGAACAACAATTCAAGGTTGAGTTTGAGTGTGAATTCCTAGGATCCGTTGATACTCTCATATCTGCACCAAAGTTACGTGCGATGGTTTATGAAGATCCCATCAAAAAAAATGCGGGGTTGGACGTATATAAAGAACCAACAAAAGATCATAATTATGTGGTTACAGTTGATGTAGCTCGTGGAGTAGAAAAAGATTACTCTGCATTTACTGTATTTGACACTACTACATTTCCTTATGAGTTGGTAGCAAAATATAAAAATAATACTATAAAACCAATAGTTTTTCCCAACATAATTAAGGATATCGCAACTTCTTACAACAGAGCCTTTATTTTGGTGGAAGTTAATGATATTGGAGATCAAGTCGGTTCAATTTTACATATGGATCTAGAATATGAGAATTTATTAATGTGTTCAATGCGTGGTAGAGCTGGACAAATTGTTGGACAAGGATTTTCTGGCAAAAAATCACAGATGGGAGTAAAGATGTCCAAAACAGTCAAAAAGACTGGATGTATGAATTTAAAAGCTTTAATTGAAGATGACAAAATACTTATAAAAGATTATGATGTTATTAGTGAATTGACTACTTTTATTTCCAAAAAAGACACGTTTGAGGCTGAAGACGGATGTAATGACGACCTTGCAATGTGTTTGGTAATATTCTCATGGTTAGTCATGCAAGAATATTTTAAAGAGATGACGGATCAAGATGTTCGTAAAAGAATTTATGAAGATCAAAGGGATCAAATTGAAGCGGATATGGCACCGTTTGGATTTATTTCAAATGGTCTGGAGGATGAGGGGAGTTTTGTAGATACGGCTGGTGATAGGTGGCATGTGGATGAGTATGGTGATATGCAGTACATGTGGGACTACAAATGATGGATATTGAAGATCAGTTTGAACTAGAACATTTATTTTTAACAGAAAGAAAATGTAGAGTTTGTGGGCAAGTCAAAGATCTAATAGACGGTTTTTATTTGACAAGAAAGGATAGAGGAACTATACCTTCAGCATACTCTTACGAATGTAAAGTTTGTACTATAAGTAGAATAACTGTTAGTAGAATGACAAACAAAATCTTTGATAGATGGGAATATCCTGACTGGTAACGTGTTCATGGGCAGTTTCCCCAATATAAAGTTAGCAAATTCTAAATATTAGTAGTCAAGTTGAATCTTCTTTAGAGGGAAAGACATGTCGCTAAATCTAGTATCACCAGGAGTTAAGGTTAGAGAAGTTGATCTAACCCTGGGAAGAATCGATGCCGTAAATGATCAAGTCGGTGCTATCGCTGCTCCTTTTGCTAAAGGTCCCGTAGCGGTTCCAATTCTCATCGAGACCGAACAAGATCTTTTGCAAACTTTTGGCAAACCATCCGATAATGACGGACAGTATGAAGACTGGTTGACAGCTTCATCTTTCCTCTCTTATGGAGGTACTCTGAGAGTTGTTAGAGTAGATTCTGCAAATTTAATTAACGCTAACGCTGGCGTAAGTTCTGCAGCATCTTTAAAAATTACGAATCAAGATGATTACGTCAATAATCACCAGGCAGATTCGGACTGGTTGTGGGCTGCTAGAGATCCAGGTTCCTGGGGAAATGGATTAAAGGTCTGCACGATCGATGGTTCTGCTGACTATAGAGTCGGAATGGGAACCTTTGGAGTCCAGGTAGGATATGCTTTTACCGTAGGGATTAACACATCTTATGCAACAGCAGAAGGAAGCGTAGCCAATTTCCAAGGATATTTAAAGGGAATAATTACGAATATAGGTGTTAATGGAGACGGTAGTTTCGTTGATGTAAAACTGGTAAGTAGATATGATTCATCTGCTGGCACTTGGTCAGATATTCTAGATTCAGAATATAATAACAATTTGAATAGAATACCAGATGGACTTGAAGATGCATATTATCAAGTTTTTAATAATGTAGGAACTGCTACATCTTTAGAGAAGTTTAGACTTAGTAACAACTGCACCATTGGTATTGGACAAACAGTTATTGAAACAACTGCAACTCTTGGTGGTGAAATTCTTGCAGGTGATTTAATCCAAACTTTAAATAGTGCATACGTCACTAGAGTAGTATCTGTTGCATCAACAAACATTACTGTTGAAGATGCATCTCCAGTTTCTTTTGCTTCGACAAGTTTTGTTGTTACATATACAAAAAGTGGAGATTATGCTGAATATGGTGAAGGTTTACTAACAAGTTCTGCTAACGCAGTTGCAGATTGGTATGATTCTCAAACTCTTGGACTAACAAATTCCACAGTATACTGGAAAAATATTGCTCCAAAACCAGCAACATCTGCGTATGCGGCTGAAAGAGGAGGTAAAAATGATCAGATTCACGTTGTAGTTGCAGATGATGATGGTTCGGTAACCGGATCTGCAGGTAATCTTATAGAAAAATATGTAGGACTATCAAAAGCAACTGATGCAAGAGTCTCTCCATCAGAAAATGTCTATTATAAGACATATATTTCAAATAATTCTGCATACATTTATGCTGGAACACCTGATTCTGTACAAGGAGCCAAGTTTACCACAACTGGCGGAAATGTCGTATCAAGTGGTGGCGCAATCGCTTGGGGTCAAGAAGCTTCTGGAGTCAACTTTGGTGTAAGTGGAGTCAAAAATTATAGATTATCTGCTGGATATGATTATTCTTCTGCTACTGGGGGAATGGATGTTACTCTCGCAGATTCTATAGCAGGATACGAGTATTTTAGAAATCCTTCCGACATAGCTTTGAATTTCTTAATTGGTGGTTCTTCTGGCGGTACCACTCTATTTGAAGCGCAAGCAAAAGCCAATAGATTGATTGATATTGCCAATTCTAGAAAAGATTGTATCGCAACTATTTCACCATACAAACCTAATGTAGTTAATGTAGCTGGAACATCTGGAGCTTCACAAAGTGATATTCAGACATCAAGAATTCTTGCATTCTATGATGGAGTTTCTTCTTCTTCTTATGCAGTTCTTGATTCTGGTTACAAGTATATGTTTGATAGATTTAACAATAAGTTCAGATATATTCCACTGAATGGTGATGTTGCTGGATTGATGGCTAGAACATCAATTAACAACTATCCTTGGTTCTCCCCAGCTGGAGCTTCCAGAGGTGTTATCAACAATGCAATCAAACTCGCATACAACCCATCGCAAGCACAGAGAGATCTTCTTTATCCTAAGAGAATTAATCCAGTTATTTTCTCACCAGGAGCAGGAATAATCCTATTCGGAGATAAGACTGCACAATCGACTGCATCTGCATTTGATAGAATTAATGTTCGTCGTCTGTTCTTAACACTTGAAGATACAATTGAGAGAGCTGCAAGATCACAACTCTTTGAATTTAATGATGTAATTACAAGAACAAACTTCCTCAATATTGTTGAACCATATCTACGTGATGTTAAGGCAAAG